GTTGAAATGTTAACACCTGAATAGTCTACGTCAGCTTTCGTCAATGAAAGAGTGTTGTCCATTGCTGTTAGCAAATTGTCATCAGGTGACACTAAACTTGAACTTATAGTTCCAGTCCATGTCGTTTCTACGCCGTAAGGTTTTAAGCTCCATGCAAGTGAACTGCTAGTTCCAGCTTTGTAGTCTCGTAATAGGTGAACAAATGTTGATTGATCTGTATCATGTACTGTCAGTCTCGGTAATGTTACGTCATTAACTACAGCCAAATCATCAGTAGTTAGTAATCCAGTAACTGTCGCGCCACCTTGAAGTGCAGTTGCTCCTGAAACAGTAAGGCCGAGTAGTGTCCCAACTGATGTTATATTTGTCTGAGATGCTGTGCGAATTGATCCATAAAATCCTGCTGTGCCGGTTCCTAATGCACGTACTTCCTTAGCTTTAACAGCTCCTACTAAAACTTCAGATCCTGCTGATCCCACAAGTCGGTTTGCTTTCAAGTCGATTGCTGTATACTGTGATGCACCATCAACAAAGCCGACAATTGTTCCGTCAGCTTCAAGTGCAAGCCCTCGAGTAGCGTCTACTGATCCTGCCCAAGAATCATCATAAATTCTTACTGATGTTGACAGATCTCCACCGTCAATTACCATGCTATTAGTTGCACGAATATTCAACGTATTGCTTGTCAATGCACCAGTTCCGACACTCAGTCGGGTTAGTGTACCGGTGGATGTTAATGAGCTGGCAAGAACTCCTGTACCTAGTGCTGTTGCTGATAATACAGTAGCATTGTTAATTTTGAATGTCTTGCCTGAGGCGAGATTAAACGATGTTGTCAATGACATTGTATCAGAATTATACGTCATTGTTACATCAGTAGCGTCAGACATTTCAATTGTCCAGCCAGCTCCTGCTGCTGAAGCTAACGTTCCGCCTTTGTTCATGACGATGTTACTATCTTGTGTTTCGAAGATAGTAGTGCTTAATGATGTTGTTGACCCAGTTACTAAAAAGTTACCTGTAACTGTTAAGTCGCCATCAATTCGATGTTTTTTGGATGATGTGTTAAAGTTTGCCATTATTTTAATATCCCTCTATGGGAACTATTTATCTGTTTTGTTTAACAATGACCATAACGAAAAAACCCAGCCGAAGCTGGGTTTTGATTTTTCTAACTTGCTGTATTTCTTAGTAGAAAGACATACCAGTCGGTGAGATCTTACGAACGTAGTCCGCAGCGTTACCGAAAGAGTTTGCAACGTTAGATAGCTCTTTGTAACCATAACGAGTCATGAAAGAAACTACAGGCTCGAAAGTCTGTGGATCCATAACAACACCAGAACTCATTAATGGGATGTAAGGGCAATAGAAAGCAGCAGCGTCAGACTCTTGCTGGCCTTTGTATCCTAGAAGGATATTATCATCAGCAGCGAAAGTGTTAACGAAAACTTTCATAGTTCCGTTCAATGTACCAGCAAACTTAACGTTAGTTGGCGCATCGAAAGTACCTTCAGTAGTACGTGCAAATGCAGAAGTAGTTGCAGACTGTAGAACTGAAAGCATAGTTGGGCTAACGATACACCAGTTAGCAGAACCACGGCGGGTACGCTGAGCGATGATGTTAGCTTGTTGGTTCATCAAGATAGCCAATGAAGCATGACGGTCACCAACATAAGTTGGAGTACCAGTTGCAGCAGTCTGATCCCAAGTAACTGTGTTAGGAGTAGCAAGAGAGTACAAAGACTTCAAGATTTCCTGATCAGTTTCAACTGTGATTTCTTGTGCTAGTGCAGCAAGGATTTCAGCTTCAACGTCAACACCGTGCATTGCAGATGCGTCTTGTGCAGCTTCAAAAGTCCAGCGTGCAGACAACTTACGGCTCTTAGCTTCAACAGTCTCTTTCAAGATCTGAATGCTTAGTGCACGTCCGCCTTTGCCTTCCAAGTTAGCAGTGTTGTCTGCTTTTGGATTAGCTGAGTCTTCGTTACCAGAGTAAGATGCTGCTACTTCGAACGGGCTCAACGCTTCGTCACCAGCTGTAACACCAGCTGTGTCTGAAGTTTCAGCATAACGAGTACGCAATGTATGAATCTGACCAACAGGACCAGTCATTGGCTGAACACCAATTAGTTCGTTAGCGATTACAGTAGGCATTACTCGGCGAATGATCGGCAAGATTACCTTGTTGATTGAAGCAACGTTACCTGCAGCGGTTGCGCCTGCAGTTGCTGATTCCATTAAAGAGCGCTTACTGTTTTCAAGTACTACACTCATTGTGCTACGGCGTTGACCTTCCAAACCCTCTAAAAGGGCTTCTTTTGTTGCGGTCCACTTGCCAGCGTTTTCAAATAAATTTTTCGACATGGTATAACTCCTTATTTTATGCCTGCTAGTTTCTTATATGACAAAATTTCAAGCTCGTCATCAGATTGGGTAGATTCTTCGATTTTCTGTCTGGTATTATGAGACTCATTCAAATTACTACGATTTCCAGTAACGTCTTTCTTTGTTACTCGTGATGAAACACTGCTCGGTGACTTCGCAGATTCGTTTAGAACTGCTGGCAAGTATCGTTTAAATGTTTCTTTAAGTTTTGGTGTAGATACACCTTCCAATAATTCCGTCATCAAAGCTCTCTTTTCCTTCGATAATGGGGTCATTAGTCCTGTAAGGACGCGATCACGTTCAAGACGAGATTCAACGATCCTAGTTTTCTTGTTTGCACCATCAAGGCTTTCTTTTAGCTTCTTGTTTTGAGACTGTACAGCACGAACTTCAGCAGCTAATTTCTTAACTTCTGTGTTCTCGCTCAAGTAGCTAGAAACATACTCTGCTGCGAAAGATTCGAAAATCTTACGACCAAAGTTATTCTTACGAGCAGCTTCGATATCTTCTTTTAACTGTGTCATTTCTGAGCGCAGTACTTTTCCGACCGTAGCTTCAACTACTTTAGATGAACGCTTAACAAAATCCTTCTTAGCTTGAGCCAATGCAATCTTACCCTCACGGATAACTTTAACTTTAGCGTCTGCCAAAGACTTCATGTCTTCATTCAACTCTGTAACTTCACTGCTTAATGTTTTGATAACAAATTCTTCCAAGTTAGCAGTAGCTGCTTGCTGAATCTTACGATCAGCACGCAATTCCTTAACTTCTTTGGCAACTTGTTCCATCACAAACTTATCCAACACCTTAGTATGCTCACGCAATTTGCGCTTGTATGCTAGACGCTGTTCAACCAATCCCTTACGGTCTTCGTTGAATTCAGTGATTTCCTTTTCAATAGCTTCTTGCAACATGGTGTCCATAGCTTCTACAAGTCGAGACTTGTCATTGTCGTAACGAGTTGCAAACTCTTCACGCAATTCAGCAGCTTGAGACTCACGAGCAGCCGTCAAGCGCTGCTCCCATGCTTCAGAGATTTTAGCCTTAGATGCCTCGTCTAGTAGACCACTTTCTAAAAGGTCTTTTAATTCATGGGCCATCTATATTCTCCTATTATTGCTTGCCAAGTTCATTAATGAACTTAACAATATTAGCTTGAAGATATCTCTGTGCAGAATAATCATGCGACACTTGCTCAGCAAGTTTGTGCAATTTCATTCCACCATTCATATTCATCAAACTTTCGTAAACCGCATTCGGATACGCACTTGGCGCACTTGGTTGTGCAACCACGTCCACTGTAACAATATCGAATCCACTCACGGTTCCATCGTGACCAACTTCACCAGAACCTCTTGAAGAGACGCCTAACTTCACGCCATTATCCAAAAGGGTTTCAATGATCTGGCCCATCGGGGTAGGTAAAATCTTCAGCTTGCCCATCCCGTTTGCACCTTCCATCCACATATCTGTGATGACGTGCGAAACGCGATCGAGGTTGATAGTCAACTCAGCTGGATGATCTGCTTCACCTAGTACCGATAATCCTTGTTTTAAGCGGTCATTTACATTACCAACCGCTCGTGAGATTTCAGCAAGAGGATAGACACGCTGGTTGGCATTCTTAACATCACCTTGGATAAAGATACCATTCATGTACATGGACTTTTTACCGTCAGCACCAGTCTTGGCTTCAGCAACCATTTTAGACTGATCATAGTTTAAGTATTCAACTAGCGCGCGACTCATTACTTCGCTCCCTTACCAAATCCCATGGATTTAGCAGAAGTTTTCTCATTTTTTGCTTTCTGAGCTGCAGCAAGTTTGGCTTTCTGATTGTCTGTACCCATTTTCTTACCAGGTGCAGAAACCTTTCCACCAGCTTCAGTCTTAGAATTAGCTTTCATCTTTACAGCATCCAACTTAGGCTTTGCAATGTTGCTCTTAGATACAGTTTTTTCAACCGTCTTAGGAGATACTTTGCTCAACTTTGCTGACTCTTCAAGATCGTCATATTCTTCTTCATCTTCTTCTTCTTCATCTTCAACGTCCATCTCATCTTCATCTTCGAAGCTGAAATCTTCATCACCTGACTCTTCGTCATCGTCACCCATAATGGATTCAAATTCACTTTGCAGGTTTGCTAATGCATCTTCAACATTGTCAAGACGTTCTGATGTATCAGCATCGTCTTCCATGTCCATATCATCCATGCCTTCAAGATCACCTTCAGCAGAATCCATGTCCATATCAAAGTCCATTTCTTCTCCATCTTCGTCATCTAGCATTTCATCATCGTAATCTTCTTCGCCTTCAAAAGTTTCTTCTGCATCGATTTCATCAGCATCACTGCTAAGTTCATCATTCGCACTGAAATCTTCTGAATCGTCAGAAAGATCAAATTCTTCTTCTTCATTCGCCACGATACTCTCGTGGATTGAACGAGCTTTGGAAACGATATAATCATGCAGCAATTTTTCTGCTTGACCATTTTCTTCGTTAATCAAAAGCTCTAATACTTTATCAAGTTTTGACGCCATCATTATTCTCCTTTGTTGAACTACGTACGCGTATGTTGTATGTTCATTTAATACATACCTATTTACACATGATAACGCAAAAAGGCCGCATAAATGGGTATTTTAGCGGCCTTTTTGTATTTTAGTGTTGTTATTTGGTGATTTTGTGCTTTTTACCAGTCAGGTTCACCAGAATCACCACCATCATCTTCTGGCGGATTGTATATATCCGGTAGTCGTTGAAGGCGACTGAGTTTATCATTCTTATTATACTCATTAGAAAGACGTAAAGCATGAAGGTGACGTAAAGTCAATTTAGGACGTCTTTTGTCGTCTAAGTGCTTCATCATTAAGCTATCTTCACTTGGTGCATAAGCACCTTCATTTATCATATCAATCAATTTCATAATTATTCCTTGTTACGAGTATTTATACGTTTACGTACATTTTTACTCAGCTGGTGGTTCCGGCATATCTTCATCAGAGTCTGAACCTACGTCCATGTCTGTTTCATCTCCAGCTTCCATGTCATCAAACTCATCACCAAAGTCGTCAGCTTCAAAATCTCCAATTGCTCCAGTACCCATAGATGGACCACCAAAATCGCCACCGCCACTACTTGCTTCTGAATCTTTTTTGCCTTTCTTAGGTTGACGTTCTTCCATGAGCATTTGCTCGTTCTCTTGGATTTCTTGTTCAGTCCAACCAAGATATCGCTTAGCTGCAAACCGAGTACTCACAAATGCATTGTCATTAATCTGATTAAAGGCGTTGATTTGTTGAGAATCAATTTCAATCTGTCTGTACTTTGCAAAGTTCTGAGGTTCATTCATTACCAACTCAAACGTACTACTATCAATAGTCACGCCGCGGTTTTTAACGAACATTTTAAATTCTCTATCCAACTGCTGTTGAACAAATGTCTGTAATCGTTTACAATATTTCGTGAAGCGATATTCGGAAATGAATGCTGTTCCTATTTTACCGTCATTGTACGATCCACCACCATTGTCATCGCCTTTTGGCAAGTAACCAGCTGGAATGCGCAATGCTCGTTGCATCATATCTGAGAAATATTTCAAATCGTCAATCTCGCCTAGGTTTGATCCACCTGGCAACACCTCAACTTTGCTTCCTTTTGAATCAGATGTCTGAGCAAAGAAATAGTCTTCCATCATTGACATTGGGTTGTATGTTGCATCAACGATCGAGTCACCACCACTACTCTTAGAAGGGATGCGCTTTTGGTTGATTTCATTCTTGACTTGTTCAAGATATTGCATTGCTCGAGGACGTGGCATGTCACCTACGTCAATATAGAATGCTCGGCGTTCTGGTGCTCGTTGAACACGATAAATCAGAACAGAGTCTTCTAGCATTTCTTTTTGTTTGTAAACTTTAAAAACACTTTCCAATAACGAAGTACCAAACGGCCACGTAGCTGAGTCTTCAGACGCGAGACTAATATGAACAATATGTTCTGCAGGCACAATGGATACTGCTGCTTGCATGATACCAAGTTGTGTAAGTGGACCATTGGATGTTCGGGCAGTCATTTCAAGCGGATCTCTGATCGGCTTTTCAGTAGTACCAGCTGCTGAATCTGTTGCAGCTAATGTTTGTAAGTTCAGATCAAGATCACGAATATGATACTCAAATGGTTT